AGTGTAAGGAGAATGGCTTGCCATTCTTTATCTGTATAGGCTCCGCAATCTGTACCATCTGCTGGTAGTTTACCAGCTTGCGGATAACTGAATTCTGTACCTCTCGCCATGTCGTACCTCCTAAATTAAACCCACGTGCCGGTTGCGCCACTTCATTGTTACGGCGCTTTCACCAGTTACACCACCGCCAAAACTAACATATACGATGTTAACCCGGTTCGGCGCTTGTGGCGCTGGTGACAGTTCAAACGTCACCACGTCGCCCGTCGTGTAGGGCATCAGATTGTCGCCAAAATTGTTCGTCACTGTTTGGGCCAGCGTGTTTATCGTGACGGTCTCACCGACTGCGATGGTATAGTCCATCTCTATTCTCACACCAATCGTGGTGTTTTCGATGACCGGATCGCCAGCAGGTCCCGTGATCTCAATGACCGGCTTGGCCGCCCGCGTACCCCAGTAGACAACTTCGACGTAATCACTCACAGAATCCCCTGCGAAAAACCAGAAGCCGATACCGGGACTCTCTCCAAACCAGGAACGAACTGCGCTTGTGCTATCCGTGTCGAATATGAGAGCATCCAGCGCCTCGATGCTCCAGGTTTCGGTTTGCTCTTCCCCATACCAGAATGGATCGTGGGATACTAGCCGAACAACCTCGCGATAACCAGCCGGGGCATATTGCTCATTATCTGCGCTCTCGTCAAAGTTCGGGCCCCCCTCCACCAGGCAATACAGATCGCGCTTGCCCCACCCGCGCCGGTAGTGCCATGCCACGTTGGTATCTGTGGCCCCGGCATAGACGATAGTGAGCGTGAGCGTGTAGTCGTTCGGGACGGTGGCGACGGTGTAGGTCACGCCGTTTATGACGATGTGCACCCCGGCGTCGAGGCCGTTTTCGATGAACCGTCCATCGTGGCTAGTGACGTTAAAACTAGCGTTCGTCGTGGTCATATCTGTACCGCTTTCGATCTTCCCATCTGGAAGCCACTTGCGGTAGATGAGCGGTCGCGTGGTAGCACCGAAACTACGCCCCGGCCTGAGAAAATCGAGCCACTTCCACTTTCTGTCCCAAAAACCCACTCGGCAAATCAAACTCTCCTCTATGACGATTTGAGACACGCGAGGGTCATAGCGATAATCGAGCACCGTCTGCCCGTCCTGGAACGGCCCGCGTTGCGTGATAAAGTGAAGAGGGGCAGGCCCGAACCCGCTATAGCTCTGCAAGATGTTTCGATCGATTCCAAAGAGCGTCAACAGGTTCCAGGTTTCATACTCGTCACCTTCAGACGGTATGAGAATCTGATCAAGCTCTGTCATCGTGTCACCTGCATTGAATCAAATTCCATTTCCAAGCCACCGGGACGCATCACGCTTTGCGATGTCAGGTTGAACTGGTTCGTCGTGTTACCTACGTTGCTCATCACGCTACTGCTACCGCCGCCACTGCCGCCAATCCCGGGGGAAACGATGGATTGAATCTGTGACTTGACTAGAGGAGCCATATCCGCCACACCAAGAGCCGTCCCTTCTCCGATGGGGCGGCCCAACTCGACGCGGAATAACTGTGATGGACTGCTCGCGCCGATGGCTTCTTTTGCAGCACTGAGCGCGCCCTGTACAACGTCCACGACAGCGCGTATCAAAGCACTAGCGGCTTGAATAACACCTTGAACGATTCCCTCGATGATAGACTGGCCGAGAGCCATCCAGTCGGTCTCCATAAAAAAGTCGATGATATTCTGAATCAAGGTTCCTACCGCCTCGACGATCTTTGGCTGGATGTCAGCCAAGAATCTCATTATTGCCAGCCACGCATTGGCCCACAATTCCCCGATTTTCTCCCCGAACCGTCTCCAGTCACCTTGAAACAGAGCAATAAAAGCGTCGATTATCAGCTTGACTTGTTTGGCTGCCCAATCAACGATTTCCATAATTGTGTCCCACATCGCTTGTGCCGTGGCTACAATTTCCTCGCCGTGCTCGAACCAGAATTCTTGGATTGCTGCAAGCACTTCAGCGATGAATTCTTGTACTTGAGTTGCTATCGTGACAACTGTTGTGCGTATCAATTCCCACATCTGAACGACCGTGGCCTTGATTTGCTCGCCGTGAGCCATCCAGAATTCACGAATAAAGGTCAGTGCTGCCGTGATAAAGTTGCGCACAAATTCGATGACCGCTTTCGTCTTGCCCTGGATCCCTCCAAAGTCGGATTCCCACGCTTTACGCAGCAGAGCTATGATTGCCACAACCGCTATCACTGTTGCAATAACCGGAGCAATCGAGGCCACGAAAGCAGCGACAGCGGGAATCACGACAGAGGCGACGGCGATGGCGAGGGCGATCAATACGTCTTTCCAGGAAACGAAGTCAACTATCCAAGCGATGATTTGCTCGGCGATGGGTTGGACTGTTGCGACGAATTCGTGGAATTTTTCTATTATGCTACCGATTGTAAGTTTAACTGCGTCCACGGTTCCACCCATAACTCCCAGTTCGCCTAGTAAAAGAGGGATGATTACGTTGAGCGCCTGAAGGGGATCATATCCCTGTTGTAACATAGCAAAGAAGGACTGGACAAATGGAAGGATAGTCGAGACAGTGGTAGCAAGTCCCTCGACCGCCCCTATCACGACAGGAAGATACTTGTCGGCCAGGTTGCCAAGCACTCCCATCAATTGGTTTAGAATCGGCAGAACAGCCAACCCGATGGCATCTTTTGTATCCTGGAAGCGAGCCTTGAGCGTTGCCATATTCGCCGCCGCACTGCCCAAAACGTCCGGCATCGCCGCCGTGTTGGTTTCTAGCTTTTGCATCACCTGAGCCATTAGTGCGGCTTGTTGCTGTTCTTTGGTCAGTTCGCTGGTGGCTACCCCGATAGACTTTGCATAAGCCTCGTTTGCCTCTGTGAGATTAACCTGAATTCCGAGGTTGTCCAGGATCATCGGCGACAATCTGCCCACGCCTTTGACGAGTGAGTCCAGCATATAGCTCATATCCTCGCCAGTCGCCGCGCTCACTTTGCCCAGATAGCCCATCGCATCGGGTAATTGGTTCGCAAACGTTGTGCCAACGAGCTGGGCGGCAGTGTTGTAGGTTGCCATAAGATCGCGTTGAGCGACCATCCCCGCGCTGCCTCGCTGTAACGCAGCCAGCATATCATCCGCCGATTTACCGGACGCCTCTGCTACCCCGGCGAACGCATCCGCCACGCCTTTGACCGGCGCTGCCTCCATTGCCAGCTTACCAAGTCCGACGACGAGGCCACCGACTGCCGCGACCGCAGCCGTAGCACCAGCGGCAACCGCTCCGAGTGCGACTTTGCCGACGGTTTGCATTTGCTTTCCCGCTGCCGCAGCAGTGCTCGTCAGCTTGCTCCATTTGCTTTCGCTGGAGTCAACCGCGTCGTCGCCCTTCTTTACATCGGACAGGAATTTATTAAGGCCCGTGACGGCCATTTCGAGACCCAACGACTCAACTGCCATCGGTTAGCTTTTGCGCCTCCAGTGCTGCGACTTGCGCCTTGAGTGCGGCGATCTCGTCTTTTTCTTCTAGCTCATCTGATTCATCGTCGCTGAAGGCATAAGTCATCACAGCCCCCACCAGACTGGCAGCCTCGTCGCTGTTTTCCATCTGGATGTAGCGCAACCAGTTCACCCGCGCCAAACCAGCCGTATCCACAGGAAGGAAGCCCATCATTCGTAGTTCTGCTTTCTCGCTTGGAGTAGGGTTATTCTCGACGCCTTTCCACACGCAATAATTGAACAGGCGCACCGCGCCCTCGTTGGCTCTCCAGGCGGTATCAAGTTCACCGGCTTCGAGATTGGCTTTTATCATCTCGCTGGCGTTAGCCTGTCCCAATAATTCAGGATTGCGAAACATCGCTGCCAAGTCAGGGTCGGCGTACAGACTCACGAGCGCATCCTGGCTCACTTTGAGCAATCTCAAAACGAGTCCATTTTTAAGCGTGTAGGTGTTCACGTTTCATCTCCTCCTGTGCTTTCAATTGGTGCTGAATCATCCGGCGCTCTACCATCCAGTCGGCTTTCAGTTCCTTGATGAAAAAGAACGTCACCCATCCCTCAATAAACTTGCGCTGTCCCGCCAAGACTCGCACCTTGCAAGCGTCGCCGTTGCGTTCTAGCAGTGTACCAGTAGAGCGATGCTTGACAGTAGCGACGATAGCCTTCTTTTTCTTGGGATGTTTCTTGGTTCTGTCGTCGTGGTCGTACCAGACGTTGATTTTGCGACAAGCCAGATTATCGCCATCGTAGCCGTCGAGAGTGATCTGTTGCATTACTTTTTCCTCGCTGCCAACTCTGTCAATCTGTTTTTGTACCTGTACAGCGCCACGTGTGCGCTTTGTTCAGCCCCAGCCAATTCACAAAATTCAGGCCATTGGAGGTGCACCCACGTCGCCACCAATCGCGCCTCGAAGATACCGCTTGCCTGTGCTGGCCCACGCAACCGCCCGGCCACCGGAACTTTCTTACCTTGCCAGCGAACGTTGTACGCCCTCGCTGCCTCGACCAATCCGCGAATCGTGACCGTCGAGTTGTAAAAGATTTGCTCGACGATTCCTTTCTGGTCTCGTTCATCTAGCAACGCCAAGAACGATGGTATAGCACCACCGCTCTCGACCAAACTCAACGCTCGCATCTCTTCCAGTTCGAGCAGTGCCGCCGCTTCTGTCTCTTTTGGAACTGTGATGGCGTCGGCTATCAAGTCAACCATCTCCAGGCTAAAAGTCCGGTTCCAAACCTCACGCCCTGCCAGGTATTCAGCATCGTCGTGGTCTGGCAGTCGTTCGTTTGGGTCTCCCCACACCTCGATGCCCAGCTCAGACGCCTTCTTCAGCGGTGGCTCTGGCTCTGGATGCTCTGCTGTGAATTTGTCGAGCAGTTGGCGTGGTACTCGCCCGATTCCCAGGCGAGTACCTTCCCATTGTCCCCACTGAATTATGTACATTATTCAAGCAATAGTACAAAGTTGTCTGTCACGGTTTCGCCACCGCCAGCAATAAAGCCATTCGGCCCACAATTCGTCAATCCTGCTATGACCTTGCTGGCCGCCACCGCTTCATACTGTTCAGGTTGCGCCCAATGCCCACTTGCGCCGTTGTCCACGTTGCGGTAAAAGTACCGTTCGTCGTCGGCAGAGTTTTCGGTGATGAGGCCCCAAACGCCGCAACCGCAATAAACGATGTCTGCAATCGTGACGTTGGCCTTTGTGTCCAGCCCATCGATGAGCGCCTGCTCTGTCCAGGTTACTCCACCGTCTGAAGTCTCCCAAAGCTCACCGGCATCAGTGCCGATCAGAACGTGGTTCTCATCGTCGCCGATGCACAGCGCCGTCGGCCCAGTCCCGGCCATACCGGTGGCGGTCGTGGCGTACCAGGTCTTGCCGCCATTCTCGGACTTGATAACTACATCGGCAGCCGCACAAACACCGTAGATTACCTGCGGATTGGAACGAGCGATCATTATGCGCGTGACAGGATTCGTAGTCGCGTTGCCAGCGTCAAGAGTCTCCCACGTCCTGGCAGCGTCCCACGAACCAAAGACGTACCCGTCAGCGCCGCCGATGATCACGAAACTCTGGTCGATCATATCCACAGAGGTCGGCGCATGAGCGGTCATATCGGTCGTGGTCACACGTACTTGAGTTGTGCCCAGGTCGTCAGATCGAATGATGGCCGTGTCCGCGACTGACGTAATTACGATGAACGAGCCAACACCCGCGATCTGCGTCGCGCTGTTGGCCCCCATCGCCGTAAGTGCAACGGGCGTATTCCACTCGTCCAAGTCGCCGCCGTGTAGGTTGGTGATTAAGAACGATGTACCGAGCGCCACCGTTTCAGTGACGGCAACCACGACACAATCTTGTTGATCGTCGCATCCATCGGGGCAACGGGCGGGCTGTGTTGCAATTAGGTCAGTGAGCATAATCGCAGCAGCAGCGCCCGCGCCATCGGCAGCCGCGATCTCTCCAGTCACGCGGTAGAGGTCTTGGCTGTAGAGAGATGTCCAGGGAAAGGAGACGACTTGCTCGACGTTCTCGCCCTCATACGCCGTACCCGGAATGCCCCTCTCGGTAGCCTTCCCCCGGCAACGCCTGATGATCTCAGTCCAGTCATTCCACGCATCCGCGTTGATACCACCACACATTCGCCGCTGGTCTACGTTGAAAAAACAGTTTTTCAGGTCTGTCTTTTTGCGGTCAGCAACCAGGCGCTTCATTGTCAGCGTGTCGGTTGTTTCGCCGGGCGCACCCGTCAAAATAGAATGACGAGATAAGCCGCCGCGAGGGTTGCGCTTCTGTGTAACGGTCAAGCCACCCAGCGAGTCCGATCCATCTTCTAGTTTGGCACAAGTTCCCATCCACGTGAACGGATAGAACCCACCGTAACGTGCGATCCATATCGTGTCGTCTTGGGCCAGCGCCACGTTCCCATCTGCCAGCCATCCGTCGTAAATATTAGTCATTTGTCACCCCCTGCTTTTGTCGAGGCTGTTTTGCCTCCTTCGGTTTCTTGGTTTCAATGTCCTTGCTTTTCAAATTCTCACGTCCTGCCGTTTTAACCAGGTGGGGCAAGTCGCGCTTGTCAACCCATCGGTCAGGGTGGCGTTCATTCCACACATAGAGCGTGCTCGTGCAAACTCCCCTATGTTCAAAAGGCAAGTCGCCGATGAACTTGACGCCGGTTCTACCTTTCTCACCGAATACTGGTGGTTTTCCTGTCATTTTTTGCTTCCTCCTCCACACCCGTCCAGGGTGCATTTTACCCTTGTTTCCTCACGCCATTATTTGTTCAGTGTCCTGATAATTCGTCGCCAAGCATTTTGCATGATACGCGAGAATTCCGGCTTTTGCGTCTTGGCGATGTCTTCCTCGAATTTGCGCCCTTCATTTCCGGGATGGTCTACCTCTTTGGCAAAGTGCATCGTCCCACCCATCACCACACCAGGCCCACCAAACCCACCACCGGGGCGCGTCTTAGCCTTGTAACTTCCTGCTCCGCCCCACATAAACGCCAACAAGGGAGCGTTCTTGGCTCTGATTTTGTGCGCCCGCGTTCCCCGCGAAACCCATTTCCAGATGTCTGCGTTTTCGCCCGATGGAAATATGTCAATCCAGATTTTGTTAGAGCGAATGAATTTGCGTGCTTTGAATATGACCTTGTGTGTCCAATTCTTAACGACTTCGTAAAATTGCTTGAGCAACATCGGCTTGGCTTCCTCATCTAGTGCCTCACCGATCAACTTGACGGCTTGCTCAGACGCGCTCAAGATAGTCTTACGGCTACGATGTACCCGAATCGCAATGGTCGGCATCAGTTATCCCGCCTCAAAATCTCATTGCGTAGAATCTGCGCTGTGCTGAACGGTGTCAGGGTGCGCTCTGCAAAAGCCAGTGCGGGGTATTCTGCGGCGGTCTCACCTGAACACAACTCGATGTTACCGTTGCGGATTTCTACCAAGTCGGCACGTACATTCTCCATAAACGCTCGTTTCATATCGGGTTCGATCCTCAGGTTGCTACATTTGCAGTTGTAAACGGCGACGGCATACATACAATTTAGCTGTACCAGAAAATCAGTCGCCCAGTCTGCCAACGTGCAATCGCAACCAGCGGAAGCCGCCCGCGCTGCGTGAATCGGCGTGGCCGCTAGTTTCAGGATTGAGTTGATACCAGCTATCTCGTCATCGTCTAGGACGATGCAAAAGTACCCGGCAAAATCTTCGGCTGTGGCGTAACTTCCAGAGCAACTCATCTATATCTTCCTTGACGAATCAACTATTGTATGGTAAATTATATAGCGTACGCCCTCGGCAATTACGGTGGCTCAAGAAAGCCCGGCGTACCCCAATTATAGTTGGTGGCCGAGACTGACTATAATGATAGTTACACATTAGCTCGTTGCCCTCGTTGCATCACCCGTCAATAGCGCCCGACCCCGCAGAACTGTCGTCACTCCTGAAGCCGTGAGCATCTGGAAGTCATAATACCACCGGCCTAGAACGGGCAGCTTTGCCGCCTCTACTGCGGCTAGAACGACGGTCAAATCACCTGCTACCGCGTCTGTCACTGTGATACTTCCGTTACCCGCTGTTCCCGCCGCCGCCCCGTTGATGTAGAGTAGGCCGGTGGTTTCTTCGATCTGTACCAGCGCCGCCGTGTCAATATCGTCGGTGTCCGCCTTGACCGTGAACCAGAAACTCGTCCGGGCGCTGATGTCACCCAAGCGCGTGACGGTCAACGTCAGCGTGTCGCCACGCTGTAACTCGATAGTGTTTCCGGTCGGAATCGCTGTGATGGCTACGTGTGGCACGTTTATTCCTGCGCTGGGAATATGGCGCGTACAGCCGCCAGGTTCTCGCTGCCCACCGCCGCGCTCACGGTTCTATCGCTCGCTCGCTTGATTTTACCGGGCGTAGTCAAACCAGCTTCGACCAGAAGTTGAGCGACGCCAGAATCAAGGCCATAGTGTTTTACCAATCTACGTTTTGTCTGTTGCATATTTCTCCTTACGTCGGTGTAGTGACAGCCAATCCGTCAGAGCAGTGGTTGCTTACCCACGCATCTGTGGCCGCTCCAGAATTCAGATCGTCCCAGTCACCGTTCGCTGGAACCGGCAGCAAACAAGAAAACCAATTCTCAAAGACGATATTCCTGCTACCGCCGGTCGTGTTGATTCCCTCGTTGGTCGCAGCCGCAGCGCCTTCCGCATTTCGGTTGTAGATCGTGTTGTGGTGAATACGGTTGTCGTCGGCTCCACCGAGAAGGGAAATAGCGCCTGTCCCGATGCAGTCGATAAACCAGTTGTGATGAATGTCACTATAGGCGATGCCGCTGCCACCCGTGTCCGACATAATCCCAACCACGTCAACCTGTTGAAACCAGTTGTTGTAAATCTGGCCGTACCAGCTAAATTCTAACTGAATCGCGGTGTCTATGGCGTCATCGAATATACAGTTGCGGACGGTGAGATTTTCGCCAAACAGCGTCACGCCGTCCCATTCTGAATAAATACCGTTACACGCCACGTCGTTGTTACCCGTGAATCCTATGCCTTCGATCAATACATCGCAAGCGTGAACCGAGATGCAAAACTCGCCAGCGGCGGCGGCCTCCCAGATTACCGAGAGAGGATTCGTACCCACACCGACAATACGGATACCGCCTTTCGTCATTGGAATGACCAGGGATTCTACGATGGATGTATTGCGCTGGCTGGCTGAATATTGCCAGTCGTCGTTCGGCCCGACGATGATAGTGTCGCCACGATAAGCGCGGGACAATGTGACGGCCCGGTCAACAGTCGCCAGCGGGACGGTCGGATCTTCGCCCAGGTTTCCAGCGTCGGTGGCTTGCGTGTTATTTGGGTCAACGTAGAAGATTTTCGCACCGGGTGCGCCGTAGGTCTTGGAGTCTATACCAGTATCCGCGCCAAAGCCCCACACCTGAGCTTGCCCGGTTGCAAATCCTGCGTTTCTGTCGCGTACATTTGTACTCATAATTGCATTCTCCATTGGGGCGGGGCTAGAATATAGCCCCGCCCTTGGTAGTCACTTTTCTTCTACTACTTTTTCAGGCTTTGCCTTGCGTACTTTCTTTGCCTTGCGTACCTTCTTTGGTTTGTGTGATGCAAGCAGCTTCGCTGCCTGTTCATCTCGGTATGCTTTGCGCTCTTTGCTAGTCTGTTCCATTTTTATTCTCCGTTATGCCGGTAGCGTTGCGGTGATGTCCCGATAGTTGAGCAGCCAGTGATTAGAACCACCGGCCGCACTATCAAGGAATGGGTTTTGTGCCATCGCCGTGTCGCCGAAAGCTGCAACGTTGCCGTTTACCGTCACGCCACCAACGCACGTTGCATCCAGATAAACCGCCACCGTACCAGGCGGGTGATTTAGGATTTGCCATTTTTCATACCTCCTTACGCAGGAACGGCGATTGTCCAGCCGTTGTCCGCTACTGCCGCCGGTGTCGGCTCTGCGATATTGCCAACCCAACAACTATTCGGCGTTGCAGCATTGGCATAGTAACCACTGGCATTCGTATAAGCCCTGCCGAAGTAGTTGCCGGTCACGATATTGTACCCCTGGCTTCCACCACGTAGGTCGAGCATCATCGCTGGAGTCAACAGTACGCCATCCTCGAAAACGTTGTTTTTGAACAGTGACACATTGAACGCTCGTGCACTGCCTAGACTGCCGATGTAGTTGTCCGAGTCCATAAAACGATTGCCTATGATCTCGCACTGATACGGGTTGGAATCGGTCGAGTCGGTAACGTAGATACAGAAGGCAGCATCGCCGCCCTGGTTCATTTCGACGAACCAGTTGTCATAGATACCAGCGCGATGCACGCCACCGTTAAAGTCGATGCCATACAGTCCTGCCCACAGACCGTCGAAAACACAGTTGTCGATGATCGTCTTGTAAGCGTCATAGGTGTTGGCTGCTGAAGTTTGTAGCTGAATCCCCGCTGCCGATGCTGGACACTCGAAGGTAAAGCCAGAGATCCGCCAGCCTTCGCGTCGAATCGTCAGGCAGTTACTCGCAGCTGCGCCGCTACCCCAGGTCGGGGTATGGCGTCCATTGCCAGCGCCGATGATTGAAACGTAGGTCGGGACGTTCGCGCCGGGAATAGTGACAGCCTCACTGACATCACCGCTCACATAGATAGTATCGTGTGCCTCTAGTACCGGTTGCCGTGTTCCCGTCCCGGCGTTATATGCCACTGTGCGGTCTATGAGACCTTGAATCGTACTAAACGGCGCGTCCGGGTCTACGCCATCATTCGTATCTGCGGCCAGCGTGTGCCCGTTATCGACGTAAAAGATTTGCGTATCTCCACGAACCATTCGAGCCTCGGCGCTGGTTCCAACAAAACCCCATACGCCCTCGCGTCCTTCGTGGTAGCCGATTCCCAAAGATGGATTAGGTGTTACACTCATATTTCACCCCCTCACAGCGCTCATGAGCGAACACGCCAGGGCGAGCGCGTGCTGATAACCTGCGACTTGGCAGTGTAGGCTTCCAAAAACGCCTTTGCCTTTTCCATCATTTCGTGAGGCCACAGGTGCGGACTTGTCTTGCGTTCCTTGATGATCGTCTCAGCTTTATCGACGGTCATCCCGCCATATCCGCTACCGAGCAAGATTTCCATCTCCGGCGTGCCGGGCTTGATCATCGGTTGAGCCATTTCAAGCGCCTTGATCTTGTCGTTGGTGGATTGGTTAGACAAGTTGCCGAGTAGTTGATCTTTCAGTGCGTCGAGCTCGGCCAATTTCTTTCTAATGTTTGCTGGAGTCATTTTCATTTAATTTGTTCTCCTAGTTTATCCTCTTCTGGTCTCTGGTTTTATCCAAAGACCAGGAGAGGTGTTTAATACTTACTGGGCAATATTCCTTACACTGTGGTTCCTGAACTGTAATAAAGCCCTCGATAATCTGTAATGCCCACATACGTCGCGTCATCCCAAGCTCCAATAACGTCCTGAACAACATACTCGATGTCGCCAGTATTGGAGCTGCCCATCAGCAACGCAGGCGGAACCGTCCCGCTCATCATTTCGATGTCTGACTTTTTCTTCCATACTGCCGGACCGGGCCATCCAGCGAGACGCGCCACCGTGATAGTGGGAACCTCAGAGGGGTCAGCGACCAGATACCAGGGTGCGTTCGCCCCGGCAAATCCGATGTAGGGATCAACACGCACACCAGCGACGAACTCGTTCAACACGTTGCCACCGGCCCCGCCGTATGACAGCAAGTCCTTGAGGATGTCGGCGGCCTGAATCTGGAGAATCTTGGGAATAACGAGCCAAATCCTGTTGATGTTCATCTGGTTGCCATTGACGTCCGTCCGCTGCATCATTGCGTTCAGACCGATAGCAAGATTGGCAGCGGTCAAGCGTCCAGTTCCACCAAAGACCGCACCGAGCGCAATCATTCCAGCTTGCGTGGTGGCGTTGTCATAAAGCGCACTCACCCACTCATCCAGCCAACGTTTGGCAGCTTTCGCCATTCGCTGAGGAACCCGCTTGATCTCACCCAGGTCATCATTGAGAATCGTGCGCCAGGAAACGTCAAACTGTTCGCTGTACTCCTCGACGCTATACTCGATCCAAGTCTCGCTGATGTAGGTCGTTGAGTGAGGCGCTTTCTCGCGCCGTTTTTGCAGCGTACCGGGTTCACTCATCCGTCCCCGATCAACGTTGCGGAAGTCGGGCACTTCGTCAGGATAGGTGTAATCCATCCAACTTCCGACAGAGTAGTCGTAGTCTTTGTAGAACGCCCGCGATAGGGCGTCGCCGAAGTAGGTGGAGAAGTGAGCCGTGGTCATCACTTCCATAAACTCTGCCCCACCCATACTGCGCATATTGCGTCCAAGTTCACGCAGCGCAATTGTACGCTTCATCGACTCATCAACCGGCAACACGGAAAACTCCTGGAGCAACGGTTCGAGCGCCGATTCGTTCATCCTCGCAGCGTCGTCGATCTGTTGCTTGGTCAGCCCCATTTTGGCGAGGGCTATTTCTTCTACCCATTTTGTCACATTATACATTGCATACCTCCTAGACGCCTGCGCCGTGCTGACATACACCGCAATCTTCAGTCGCGGCAGTGGCGGGCGAGGTTGGATAATTCGAGCGGTCGTCGTCATTGCACGGAACCACGAAACCGAAGCGGGTACTCCCTGCGCCCAGGTTGTCCAGAGGACTGGTCGAGAGATACACCCCGGCGGGCATCGTGGCGCTGTTGTCGTAGTACACCGGGTCGCCGATGTTGATGACGCCCCAGGTATTCTCAGCTTCCCCTGAATAGGTCAGAACGTTGCGGACTTCGTGGTAGTAAACGCTTGAACAGCGCACGTCGATTTCAGCAACGCTGTCATCGGCGTCGATGCTGATGATCGTACCGGTTAGTTGCGTGCCCGGAAGTACGCTCGTCACCTCGGCGGGCAAGCTCACGGTTGGCGTGGTATCTGTCAAACGCGCGTAGGGAATCATCACGCACCACGGCTCACGTGAAAAACACTCGTAATTGTTTCTGATTGTTTCGGTCATTGCTTTACCTCCTGTCGTGGTCGGCGGGCCTCGCCGATCCACTGTTCGTTGACTTCATCCATCGTTGCTTCGATCTCTGCGAGGGTGCGTTTCTGCCTGGCAACCGGCGGGACATTCCCGCTAGTCACCGCTGGCTTGCCGCTACCCGTTGCCTTCGTGAAAGCCTCGGTCATTCCTGTGATCTTTGCTTTCAGTTCATCCTCGTCAGCATACTCTGCCAAAACGAGTAAGTCCTTCACTGCCTGCGGCAATCGAGCGCCCTCGACCAGTTGAGCAACCTCCGCCTCTCCTAGCTTCACCTGTTCCGGTTCGGATACTTGCTCTTCGATTTGCTCTGCGGGCGTTTCGTCGCCTTCGGCCAGGGCCACCTCTTCGACTTCTGTCACAACTTGTTCGACCGGGGTTTCCTGGGCCACGTCTTCTACTTTTTTCATTACGTCACCTCCTGTATTTGATTCAGCCAGGTCTC